GACCAATATCAATCCCCGACGAGCACTACTTGTAGGAATGTCGTTTTGTTGGCAACCAGATGAAGCATGGTATATCCCCGTGCAGTGTCCACGCGGCGAACATTGTCTAACGATCAACTATGTTCTGGAGAACGTGGCTCCTTATCTCGAAAATCCAGAATATAAAAAGTTAGGTCAGAATATCAAGTATGACAAAATTGTTCTTAGAAATCATGGGATAGATTTGAAAGGTATTGCTTTTGATACCCTTATCGCCAGTTATCTGCTAGACGCTGGTTCGCGTCGTCACAACTTGGATCTACTGGCCAAAAAATACCTGAACCACGACACAATACACCTAGCGGAGTTGATTGGTAGGGGCAAACGTCAACTTGGGACCAAAGATGTTCCACTTGAGTGTATGGCCGCGTATGCGGCAGAAGATGCTTGGGTTGTTGCTCAGATTGCTCCAATGCTTTACGCCGAGGCAGAACGACAAGGACTTACGAAGTTATTGGATCACGTAGAGATTCCGCTGGTATCCGTATTAGCAGACATGGAGTATAATGGTATAAAGGTAGATTTGGAGAAAGCAAGCGCGCTACAAATAGATTTTGAGTCAAGAATTGCCACCAGATTGTCAGACATCCGTGAACAAACCAACGGGTCTTTTAATCCGAATTCCTCACTACAACTTAAAGACGAGTTGTATGGCACCCTTGGATTGCCTATAGCAAAAAGAACTCCTAGAGGAGAGGCAAGTACGGATAAGACGACATTATCTGAATTGGCCAAAGGACAAAGTGTAGGAAATGAGTTGGCAGCAAACGTCGTTAAGTATAGAGAATTGACTAAGTTGCTAGGAACCTACGTTGCGTCATTACCAGATGTCGTTTTTGAGGAAACTGGTAGAATTCATGCCTCGTTTAATCAGGCTGTCACGGCGACAGGCCGTCTTAGTTCATCTGATCCCAATCTACAAAACATTCCATCCCGCACGGAAGACGGTAAGAAGATCAGAAAGTTATTTGTGTCAGAACCTGGATACGTCTTGTTGAGCGCTGATTATTCGCAGATCGAATTGCGCGTACTCGCGCATTACTCTGGTGATCCTAGATTACAAGAGGCATTTCGCGCTGGCGAGGATATTCACACCTATGTCGCAAGTAAAATGAGTAAAGTTCCTATTAGGGATGTGACTGAGCAAGTGCGTAAGGTTTGTAAGAATATGAATTTTGGTGTCCTATACGGGCAGGGACCAAGAAAACTAAGCGAGAAGTTGGCGGTTGATGGTATAGTAATGTCTAAAGCGGAAGCACAGAGATTTATAGAGGAACATTACCAAGAATTTCCGTTAGTAAAATCTTTTAAGCGATCTGTGATTAACGGTTGCCGTAAGAATGGATACGTGACCACAATTCTTGGCAGACGGCGTTACATTCCTGCGATCAATGATCCTGATGGTCCTGACCGTTGGGAAGCGGAGCGGATGGCCGTTAATACAGTTATTCAAGGTTCCGCGGCAGATATGATAAAGCTCGCAATGTTAGAGATATACGGTGAGATAGTTTCGGGCTATCTGGAGGCTAAAATACTTTTGCAGGTACATGACGAATTGGTTTTTGAAGTACCACTATGGTGCCTAAAACCGAGTCTAGAGATTATCAAACGAACGATGGAAGGAGTAATTCCGCTTAGTGTCCCGACTGTCGTTGACATAGCGTATGGTCCATCATGGGAGGATATGGAAACCTATGCCCGTAGCAACAACTGACCACTGCGATTACTGCCAAAATCCACTTGGCTATAGATGTCGTCGGGATGGCGCAAACAGAGAGGAGGCAACTCGCTTCGGTCTATTTGTTGGTTATTATGATGACTGGCGATATTTCTGTTCTGGTCGTTGCAAGAAATTTCATAAAGAATCATATAGGTTGTATGACGAATGAAATTTTATACCGGATTTGCCCGGCTAGTTCCTACGGCTGTCGTAGAAAATCTGCGATGGCGTGCGAAAGTTCATAAACTAGTCCTAGACAATTCGGAAAATGCGGAACTTTTCAGGGAGATTTGTGCCAAGGACCCTATATTTTTTATTAACGGATTTTTATGGACGCATGATCCACGGCAGGAACCGTTTGCCAGATTACCATTTATTCTATACGATTTCCAAGAGGAATTGGTATTTGAGATTTTGAAGGCGGCTAACGACCACGATCTACTTATAGAAAAGAGCCGGACAATGGGCGTCTCGTGGGTCAGCCTGGCGGTCTTTGTGTGGATTTGGTTATTTACGAACGAACGATCTATCCTTCTTGGTTCTCGTAATAACGATCTTGTTGATAAACCTGGAGACCCCAAAGCGTTGATGTGGCGCGTCGAGTATCTGGTCAACTTATTGCCCGTATGGATGAAACCGAAAGGGTACGACTCATCCAAACATAGAATACAGAAACATATTGAGAATCCGGAAACAGGGTGCGTTATTGACGCCGAGGCCACGACTGAAAATTTTGGTACGGGCGATAGGCGTTTTTTGGTATTTTTAGACGAATTCTCTAAAGTACCGAATGGCGACTCTATGCTTGCTTCGACGCAACCAGTTACGAATAGTCGGATTATTAACTCAACGCCTTTTGGGATCAATAACGCCTTTTATTATCTAACGCACCATAGCAGAATTGTTAAGATTAGACTGCATTGGACTAGGCACCCGACGTACCGGAGAGGACTATACAAAAAAGAAGCAGGGCCAAATGGTAAATATATACGGATTGATACAGACTACTGGAGCGCCGTAGAAGATGCCGACGAGCGCATGGCTACCTGCGATGCCATGATTGTCGAGCGGGGCGTTCCGCTTCCTCCGGATAAGGAGCGAAGCCCGTGGTATGCGGAACAATGTGCGAGAGCGAAGAGCGCGGCTCATGTGGCGCAAGAGTTAGATATTAACTATTTAGGGTCAGGCGGTCAATGGTTTGATCCAGCAAAGGTACAAGAGACGATTACTAAGTACGCAAGACCTCCGCTACTTATCGGAGATTTAGAATATGATAGTCAAACGGGTGAGCCAGTTCGATTTCGGGAAAATACTCGTGGAAGGTTACAGTTATGGTTTTTACTCGATAAATCAGGAAAACCAAGTTCTGAGCATAGAAGCGCCTTGGGCTGCGATATATCTTCCGGAACAGGTGCTAGTAATTCTACAGGATGCGGATGGGATAAAATAACTTGTGAGAAGCTATGCGAGTATGCCAACCCAAGGATACGGCCTGAAGAATTTGCACTTCAGATGGTCGCTTTGGGTAAGTGGCTCGGTAATTCGCAACTGATCTGGGAAGCCAGAGGTCCGGGATTAAATTTTGGGGCAAAGGTGGTCGAGTTAGACTATGGAAATATTTACCTTAGAAAAAATGATGTCTCGGTTACTGGAAAAGTTTCCGACATACCTGGGTGGGCACCTGGTAAAGATTCAAAATCGTTACTACTTGGTAACTACCGAGACATCATTGAAACCTCCGAATGTGTTAACTGTAGCAAAGAAGCTCTCGAAGAGTGTCTCGAATACGTGTACGGACCAGATGGCACCCCACTGCACAGTAAATCGATAAATAAGGATGATCCATCCGGGGCAAAGGATAATCATGGAGACCGGGTTATTGGAGATGCGCTAGCGTGGAAATTGATGACTTACACAAGCCGAAATCCGCAAGAAACCAAACCGGAAATTCCTCCAGGCTGCCTTGCTTGGCGAAATCGGATGCGGGAACGATCAAAACAACCAAAGAATCGTGAATTATCACTTAATTGGAGAACCTGATGACCGAACTATTTCCTGAAAAACAACTAAATAAACTCCACACCGCCGTCGATTGGTCGATCTCTCAGCTTGAGGTTCCACGAACTAAACGGGTAGAGGCCGTAAAGGACCTGGTTGGCAAACACTACATGGCGGGCGGAAGTGACCGCATCATGCCAGTAAATGCCACCAAAATGGCTCTCGATATTTATGTTCGTTATTTAGCTGCTCGAAATCCGCGCGGACTATTCTCCGCAAAATACCCGGAATTTGTCCCGACGGCTAAAAACTTTGAATTGGCAGTTAATCAGATTCCTGACGAAATAGGTCTTGGTCAAACACTTAGGCAGATCATTACAGAATCAATTGTATCCCCTATGGGTATTGCCAAGTGCGGACTTAGTGCTACTGGCAGCATTCTTGGGCACGCCTACGGAGAGCCTTTCGTAGATTGCATAACGCTCGATGACTATTTTTGTGACCTGTCTGCCAGGAATTGGGAACAGGTGCAATTTGAAGGTAACGACTATTGGATGGAATTCGAGGATTTTAAGGAATGGATTCCATCTGAGCACCGAAAAGACGTTAGATTCGATTCATATGAAATTTCTGGTGAACATGGAGAAGTACGCGCAAATTCTCTAACGGCGAATAGTACCGCCGATGTTTACCGGGAACGTATATGGCTTAGAGACGTGTGGCTTCCTAAGGAACGAATCCTGCTGACTTATGGTATTAAGAGTAAGAAACTATTTAATGTAGTTGAATACGATGACGATATGCCAGAGCCATATATAAAGTTGGGGTATACTATCGTTCCTGGCAATTTACTTCCTCTCCCCCCCGTGGCGTCGTGGCGCGACCTCAACGAATTGGGAAATGCGTTATTTCGTAAATTAGGTGCGTCCGCCGATGCTTATAAGGAGGTTTTAAATTTTGCTGGTGGTGACGACGAGGGGGTCAACGCCTTCAAGATGGCGCGCCACGGAGACGGTATCAATACAGGCGGAATGAAACAACCTGAAAAGTGGTCGGCAGGAGGTATAGAGCCCAAGGCGCTTGTTTTTTATCAGCAGGTCAAAGAACTATTTTCGTATTTTGCTGGCAACGTGGATAGTCTCGGTGGTCTCGCTCAGCAGACACAGACCATTGGGCAAGATCGCTTATTGGCCGAGTCTGCCGGAGCGCAATTAAGAGATATGTCAGATCAGGTAATTGATTTCGTTCGTAAGATTTTTAAGGCGCTTGCTTATTACGAATGGACAAACCCGGTAAAGACGCGGACGATCAAGAAGGACGTAGCTGGACAAACGATTGACGTTGAATGGAATCAGGACACCAAAAAAGGTAACTTTGACTATTATGACATCGACATCGACGTGTATAAAATGCAGGATGATTCGCCTGGACTGCGATTGCAGAAACTCGGGGCTGTTATGCAGCAATACGTGTTACCGCTAATGCCAGTAATTCAACAAAATGGCGGAAATTTTGATGTCGAAGCCCTGATAAAGACTGTTGCAAAATACGCCTCGCTACCCGAGTTGGAAACAATCGTGACATTTCCTGATGACCCAGTGCCACAACAACAGGCGTCTGGTTCAACACAACAGTACATAGGAGCACCACGGACTCCGCAAAATAGTTCGGGACAAGGAGTTGCGTCTACAGGTATGTCCTCTGATATGATGTCGCAATTACTTGCCTCTGAGTAACTATTGACATTTAGTTGAAAATATGGTATAATATAGGAGTAGTGATCCACTAGGGAAAATGTATGCCGCGCTACACCTTTATTACTGATGATGGCGAGCAGGTTGAGCATATTTGCAGTTGTAAGGACCTGACGGACACCATTACATTAGAAGACGGTAGAACGGCCAAGCGCGATTTTGCGGCTGACGTGCTATCGATTGCCAGACCGTCGCCAACTAGTTGGCCAATGAAGCCGTGCGTTTCAACAGGAGTAAACGTAGCGCAGGCCCAGGAGTTGCGTGATTTTTATAAAAAGCACGGAGAGAGCATAGAGGTTTCTAGCTCAGGTGATCCTATTTATACCTCGCAACGCCAAATGAACCGAGACCTAAAGTTACGCGGTTTCGTTGATCTTAACTAAACTCAGAGAGAAATAAAATGCCCATTGATGAATCCTTCGCTAAAGAACTTGAGAATGCCGTTGAGCAGTCGGTGGTTGACGCAGAACCAGATCACGATACAGAGGTCCAAAATGAGGACGCAGGAGATAAGGCAGCAGATGACGTGGGAGCAGCGGCAGTCGGCGGCAAAGATGGAGATTCTGGAGCAACAGGTGCAGATGTCGATGGAGCAGCTACGACGGAGAAAGGCAGCGCTGGAGGCGGAGACTCAGATTCTATTACAGTTAATACAGGAACAGGAAAGACCGATTCCAGTGTTTCAACTACCATTAGTGATCCTGTACTGACCGAGGCGGTGCGGCACGGCATTCCAATTGAGGATGCTCGGCTATTTCCTAATGATTCTGCGTTGAATCGGGCAATTGGGGCCATCCGAAAGTCCATTGAGCGGATTACTGCCAAGGAGGAAACCAAGGTCGAGGAAGAGGAGGATTTGCTGGCCAAGTTGCCGTCACTCGATAAAGAGCAATATGAGCCCGAAGTTGTTTCGATGTTCGATGCCGTTATCGGCGTTGTTAAGAAGCAGCAAGAGCAACTTAAAGAGCTTCGACAGCAGACCGAACAATACAACGCAAATTCGACCCGCTCACAACAGATGGCGGCACAGCGGGAGGTTACAGAATGGTTTGATAGCCAGGTGGCAAAGTTGGGTGACGATTTCAAGGATGTTTTAGGAGTCGGGGGCACGGACGCCCTTAAACCCGATAGCCAGCAAAAGGCCAAACGGGATGCTATTGCAAATCAAGCTGCTATTCTATTTGCGGGATACAACGCAACTGGAGTGTCTCTTACGTCAAAGGATGACGTATTTACTCAAGCCGCACGAATAGTCTTAGCCGATGATTTTGCAAAACTTGCGGAAAAGAAACTGACTGCAAATTTACAAAAACGTAGTAAACAGCATATTCAACGGGCTGGCGGAAATCAAAAACAAAAATCAAATGGCGATCCTGTGGAAGCGGTAGCGGACGAATTGCAAAAACTGTTTCCACATTTATCGCGTTAGCTAGTGATACACTCCTAGCATTTCCCGGTGATACCGTCCCGGAGGTAGAGCGGTGGATAAAATCAATCAGTACCTTGATAGGAGTAATCCTAGTCAAGGATAGACGAACTAACTCAAGGAGGGGTTTATATGGCGCTGCAATATAGTGACATTGACGACGCTGTGGTGAGTACTAGGAATCTGCTTATCAAGCAGGGAGCTTTTGTTGATCTGCAAAGCGATCTAACGGACCATACGGCGGTTCGTGAGCTTTGGAAAAATAAGCGCAAGGCTTTTGAGGGTGGTTACAACTGGACCTTTACGGCCCAAATGGACCACAATCATAGCTTTAAAGCCGTGGGTATGTACGAGACTGATTCTTCAGTCATGGTTGATACTCTGGTCGAGGGTTCTGTGTCTCCTCGGCATGTTAATGCTCACTATGAGTATGACCAGAAGCATCCGGCTTTCCAGGGTGGCGCGACCAAGATTGTGGATTTCGTTCAAGCGAAACAGGCCGAAATGACCGTCTCGTTTTGGGAGGGTCTTGAGGCTGCTTGCTGGACCGATCCTGGCGCTACTGATACTAAGGCGATCCACGGTATCCCCCACTGGATTGTTAAGGGAACGGCGGGCCAAGAAGGTTTCTACGGTGTTAACCCCACCGGCTATACTAGTGGTTGCGCTGGTATTTCGTCTACGACTTATCCCCGTTGGGCAAACTATTTTGCTGACTACACGGTGATTGATGAGGCTGATTTGCTCCGCAAGCTCATCAAGGGGCATTACGCGGTTCAGTTCCGTAGTCCGCTGAATCATGCTGAGCCCGATCTTGGCAAGATGGGTAACGGAATCTACGTGAATCTGAGTACGATTGTCCTTCTTGAGGAATATCTCAAGAGTCAGAATATGAATAACGGAACCGACCTTGCGTTCTATCAAGGAAGGGCCACGTTCAAGGGTACTCCGATTGTCTATGCTCCGTATCTGGATAACGATTCCAGTGATCCGATTTATCTGATCGACTGGAAGTGGCTGGCTATGGGCGTTTTGTCGGGTTGGGCCGAGAATCAGACTGCTCCGTATATGGTTCCTGGTAAGCACAC